TAACTAATCCTTTTACTGCTACAACAGGAGAGACTACTGTTTTAGTAGACCATATTGCTCACGGCTGTGTAGATGGAGACTTCGTTACTTATAACGGAGCTACGGGTCTTGGCGGTAACATTACGGCTAATATATTAAATCGTGAATACCAGATAACTCTAATTAACGTAGACTCCTATACGATAAATGTAGGTGTAGTAGCTAACAGCCTAAACATAAACCACGGTAATGCTGTTCGAGCTGTATACCAAATAAACACAGGTCCTGCTGTGCAAGTCCCCTTTGCTGGGTGGGGTGCAGGTGGATGGGGTTATGGGTCATGGGGCATAGGCCAGACGGGGATAGAAGCAATTCGTTTATGGTCACAAAGTAACTACGGACAAGACTTAGTTTTTGGTCGTAGGGGCGGAGGTATATACTATTCCTACGCAAATAGAGGTGTATCACCTTCAGCCGTATCTATAACCGTTGCTACTCCAGCTGTATTTACAGCCTCAGACCATTATGAAGAAGGTGCTCCTATATACTTAGAGACTTCTGGTGCGCTACCTACAGGGTTACTTACAGGACAACTATACTATGTTCGTAACTATGAGGCAGGTGTTTTTAATGTATCAGCTACACCAAACGGACTTCTAGTTAATACGTCAGCAACAGGGACTGGAACTAATTATATATCTGCAAGGGCAGTACCACTGGATACTATTCCTGGGGCTACATCATACACGTCTGTAACTATTACTATAGCCGCTCCTGCTGTGGTGACAATGTCTACGCTCTCTATGTATGCAGAGAATATACCCATTTATTTTGATACATCTGGTGCGCTACCTACAGGACTATCTGTAGGAACAACGTATTACATAAAAAATTATAACGCGGATACTAAGACTTTTAATGTTTCTCTTACTGTAGGCGGCACAGCCGTTACTACAACAGGAACTCAGTCTGGGACTCAGTACGTCTATCCAGCGTTATTAGATACGCCTATTATTCAAAACTACATTACTATATCTGACACATACCGCTTTGTGTTTGCATTTGGGTGTAACGATTATGGGTCTACTACACAAGACCCTCTACTAGTAAGATGGTCGGCGCAAGAGTCAGCGGCAGACTGGACTCCAGCTGTTACAAATCAAGCAGGGTCTCTTAGACTTACTCGCGGAAGCCAGATTATAACGGTGATGCAAACTCGCCAAGAGATTGTAGTGTGGACAGATTCAACGCTTTACTCCATGCAATACTTAGGCTACCCATTGGTGTGGAGTGCGCAACTCCTTGGGGATAATATCTCTATCGTAAGTGAGAACGCGGCTGCCCTTGCTTCAGGTGTTGTGTACTGGATGGGACGAGATAAATTTTATAAATATGATGGTCGTGTACAAACACTAAACTGCGACCTTAGAGAATATATTTTTGATGACTTCAATACTCAACAAAACTTACAGGTTTATGCGGGAACTAATGAAGGGTTTAATGAAGTCTGGTGGTTCTACTGTAGCGCAGGTAGTACAGTTATGGATAAGTACGTCATCTATAATTATGCTGAAGACATATGGTATTACGGCACAATGGGGCGTACCGCTTGGTTGGATTCTGGGATTCTAGATTACCCACTTGGTGCAACTTACAGTAACAACCTAGTAAACCATGAGCTTGGAGTAGACGACTACGAGTCAGATACGCCTCAACCTATTAATGCTTATATTACAAGCTCTGAAACTGATATTGATGACGGGCATCAGTTTGTATTTATTCGCAGGGTTCTACCAGATTTAACATTTAGGGGTTCTTCTACAAAGTATCCGCAGGCAACGCTATCTATTAAACCTTTAGTTAACTCTGGTTCGGGATATACAGACCCTGCGTCAGTAGGCGGTAGTGATATAAATGCCTCAGCTGCGGTTGCTCGCAGTGCAACGGTCCCTATTGAACAATACACAGGGCAGGTTTTTATTCGTGTGCGAGGTAGACAGTTCTCTTTTAAAATTGAGAGTAACCAGTTGGGATGCACTTGGCAGTTAGGTGCAATCCGTATCGATATGAAAGTAGACGGTCAACGAGGCAACAGTGGCAGTTAACATCCCTCAAACCCCAAGCGCACCTAATCTTCCCTTTGCTACTGTACAGTATGATAGGCAGTATTTAGACCAGTTTAATAATATTTTACGATTGTATTTTAATCAGTTAGATAGTGCGTTCACAACATTATTTAGTGTTGCAGGGGGGTCGCTTTTAAATTTCCCTACGGGTAGTTTTTATTTAACTACGCAGCAGACGATACCTGTTATAAATACAGCTTATGCCATACCCTTTAATAATACAGCTATATCAAACCAAGTAAGTATTGGGTCTCCGACCTCTCGTATTGTTGTTGATGTAGCTGGATATTATAACTTTCAGTTCTCAGCGCAGTTGGCTAAGACGGCTGGTAGTACGATGTCTGCGTGGGTATGGCCTAGAGTAAACGGGGTGGATATTGCTGACTCTAATACTAAGCTTCAGCTAACGGGGTCTAGTAGTTCTGAGATGGTAGCTGCATGGAATTTCGTACTTCCAATGAATGCTGGAGATTACTTTGAGCTTTACTGGGCAGCTGACCATGTGGGCGTTATATTAAAAGCCGAGGTAGCTAATTCATTCTCCCCTGCAATACCTCCTGTCATCCTTACCGCTACGTTTGTTTCAGCACTATACTCATGATATTATTAACTAAACTTTGGAGGTATCGTGAGCGATTTAGCAACCCTTGGCAATATGCCAAAAATCTTAGAATTAGAAGCCCTTATGAAGGCTATGCCACAGGTAGAGTCTCCCGCACAGCATTATCATCTGAGCGGTGTTTATTGTCGGTCTCTTTTTATACCTAAAGGCTGTTTGCTCACGGGTAAAATTCACAACCACGAAAGCATTGGTATTCTAGCTCAGGGTACACTTCGCATCACAAACGGTGAAACGTCTACAGTCGTTACCGCACCTTACATCACAGTAGATAAGCCCGGTATTAAACGCCTAGGCTACGCTGAAACAGATTGCACATTTATTACAGTTCATCGAACTGACCTTGATAGTATTGATGCTATCGAAGAAGCGCTCGTATCTGATTCTTTTGAAGAGTACGAGCTAAAAACACAACAGTTAATTGGGGAAGGTTTATGAGTTTTATTGCTACGATGGTTAGTACCGCTGTAGGTGGCGGCCTTTTAGGGGGTATTGCTGGCGCTGCTGCTACTGGTGCTGCTGGTGCTGGTCTTGGTGCTGCAACTTCGGCTATTACAGGCGGAGATATTGGTGAAGGCGCTTTGATGGGGGGTATTAGTGGGGTAGCTGGCGGCGCGTTATCTGTTGCCGCACCCGCTTTGCAAGGTGCACAAGTAGCTACTGAAGCTGCTAAAGGGGTAGGTACAGAAGCTGTTAAAGAGGTAGGTAAAGAAGCAGCTACTGAAGCTATTAAAACCGGCACAGAAGAAGCTATTAAAACCGGCACAGAAGAAGCTATTAAAACTGGTACAGAGCAAGCAATTGCTAATCAAGGTATAGCAGCTCTTCCAAATGGAGCAACAACAATGCCTACCTCTGGAGCTTTTGTTGGACCTCCTGCTCCTCCTGCTCCTGTTGTTGGACCTCCTGCTCCTCCTGCTTCTGTTGTTGGACCTCCTGCTCCTCCTGCTAATGGAGGAGGGATTACAGATTTAGCAGCGGGTACTCACCCAGGGGAACCCGGTTTTGTAGGTCCTCAAGCAACTCAAGGTCAAATAGCGAATGCTTCAGCTTATACAGATGCTAATATGGGGACTCGACTTCTCGCTGATGCGTTTGGGCAACAAGGAAACATAGTAGGTAACACAGGTCTTAAAATGGCTGGTGGGGCGCTTCAAAACTCGGTTATAAATTCAGGAATTAGTGGTTTAATAGCGGGCGCTCAAGGTAAAGATGTTGGTGAGGCTATGGCTATGGGTGCAGGCACAGGCGCTGTAGGTGGTGCTGCAAGCGAGGGTCTTGCTTCTATGGCAGGGCCTGGAGGTAGTTTATC